ATTTCGTCAGAAAAATTGTCTAAATTTGCTCCAAACTCTAAATATGTTGTATTATTTGCAGTTATATTTCTTGTAAATTTTCGTGAAGTTCTCAATGATTTCATTATTTTAGGAACTTCTGTTTTATATATATAAAAACTACCGTCATTAGTCTCAATATTATCAATATCTGTAAATATGACATCTTGTGCTAAATAATCTACCTCGTACCATTTATTATTGTTGCTATCTTTTATTTCTACAATTTCTAAAACATTTGTTTCATCAAATTCTAATTTATAAAAAGGAGTGGAATCCCCAACTGATACTGTTTTTACAATTAATTCACCGGCAAATGCATTTACTACTTTTCTTAATAAAAAGAATTGTGGAACTCCCAACGAATCTCTTGAATATATAGTTACTTCTCTTGGTGAAAACTTTGTGTCAACCGAAAAATCAATCGGTTCGTTTGTTAAAAATCTTTGACCAGATATATTTTCGAATTGAGCATATTGTCTCAATGATAATGCATATTTATCATCGGGTATATAATTTCCATCATTGTCTCTTTTTGATGGAACTAATTGAAAAAGTTCTAATTGAGTAGTTGCCGATTTTGTAGCCGAAGGATGATACCCAAGATATTTTGCCAATGTCAAAACGTTCTTGCGTTCCTCTGCATATGGCATTAAACTTTCTTTAAACTGATAATCAATATAATATGACAAAACATCTCCGACATATGATGCCTGTTCGATAAACATTGTGCCAGGTGATGCATCACTAAAATCTTGATAACTTCTTGGATAATAATTTTTCGCAAAATCAATCAGTCCCTGTTTAAAAGAATTAAAATCTCTATTTAGATATTTAACATCTTTATTTAGAGGTTGAAATGATTTTTGTATAATATCAGGCATATTAATTATATATTATTGGTAGTTACAAATGAAAAACTACTAGTTTGTTTATTAAATGTAAATTGAACTTTCACTCTTATTATATAATTATTAACATCATTGTTTTTTTCGGCAGAAGAAATATCTAAAAATACTTGATTCACAAAAACATTTGGAAACCAAGTTTGCATATCTTCTGTTATGATGTTTTTTATTATTTCCTCAAAATCTTCTGTTTTTTGTTCAAATAAAAAATTATAGAGTCTTGTACCAAATTCTGGATTAAATCTACGTTCAAGTGGTTTGGTATTAAAAAAATTCAATAAATTAGAACGGATTTGTGTCAACGAATCATATGATTGTTGAAAATATCCACTGTTACCCTTTTGTATCGGTAAAGTTAATCCTATAGTAGTCATATTTATTCAGTTTGAACCATCGGAGATGATATATTACCTTGTTTTTTCTTTCTATCCACTGCTTTCATTAAAGATCTAAAATCTTTGTTGATGATTCCAAGAACTTTTGACTGTTCATCATTAACAGTGTTTGAAATTTGTTCCACAGATTCATTTAAAAAAGAATTTCCATCAGAGGATTGTATAGGACTTGAATATCCTACAAATGATCCTTCTTTTGGAACGCCCCCAACAGTTTCATTCAATATTTTATTTAATGTTTCGTTGCTTGTATACTTTTTAAACTGTTTTGTAGGTTGAGACACCGTAGGAGTTTGAATAGATTCTTTGAATTTAGATGATTCTTGGATATTGCCTTTAACGTTATTAGACAATATTTCGGTTAATATCTGTGGTATCATAGTAGGCAATATAGATTTTAATTCTTCTTGAATAATACCTCTTATTATAGATTTTAATTCGTTGGTCTTCATATAGTATAATTATAAAATAAAATTAGATTAATTGATATGTAATTTATGGTGTAGGGGGTTTTTTAAAATCGCATGGTAAGGTAAAATATGGCGGTTTAGGAATTGTAGGTAAATTAGGAAGCAAATCTTTGATTTTTGGCAATGTAATTGGTTCATTTAACCAAAGTTTTATCTGTGCTTTATATGCAGGTATTATACCTTTTAAAGCGTTTAAACTTGGAACGGCTGGACACGGAACCAATCCCAATTTTTTAATTTCATTTTGGACTACATTTGTAGGATTAATTGAAGGCAAAGTCGGAAGTCCTGGGATAGATGGTAAATCGGGAGCTTTCGGTATAAATTGGGTAGCTCTATTTACTAATTCCTGTTTACTAGGCAATCCTACCTTTGGTATTTCTGGCAAAGGAGGACATGGTATTGTATCCAATGATAAAAGAGGAAATTTAGTACAATCTATCAATGGTTTTTTATATTTTAAACCAGAAACGGTCTTTGTTGGTAATGCTCTAGCTACATTTGTTGTTACTGTATTAGTGACAGAATTAGCAGTATTTTCAATTCCACTTAGTGGACTCGAAGCGTTTAAGGATGGTGGTCTTGTTAGTAGTGACATACTTTTTATAAGTTAGCAAAATTTTTTATGAATGTCAGACGGATTTGGTCCTCTGACATTTCCAAATGGAGCAGATTTATATCCACCAGGAACTCCTTCTCCTGTATATGGATTTATAAATGTTTTAGTAAGCACCGAAGAATATAATCCTGGAGCATATCCACCGCCTGTCAAAAATACTCTTTTGCTCAAAATTAAACCTAATGAGTCCCGTAATTTTTGTAATGCTAATTGTTCTACAGAAATTTCTGTATTTGTTGGCGCGGCATTTAATGTATTTGTTGGCACGGCATTTAATGTAGGACCAGTTCCGAGTGTTTTCGTAGTATCTAAACTTAACGGACTTGCCATACTAGTTAGAGCAGCGATAGTTCCATCATCTGGTATACCTGTAGTTATACCATCTAATGTAAGAGGTGGTATTGGTGGGCCGGTCACCCCTCCTCCCGTGCCGCCGCCTACATGAACGTGAGGGTCTGGATGAATATGTGGATGTGTATGAACGTGTGGATGTGGGTGTATATGATTATTTCCATGTTTATGGTCTAACAACCAATTACATAAATCAAATAACCAATCTACTAATGTTTGTCCTAATACTGCAGGTTCATTTGTTTGGTTATATTCTCCCAAAAATATTACAGGAGAATTTAACACGGTTTTTGTATTAGATGTTATAACGATTTGGTTCGATGCATCAACTGTATACTCATCGTCTGTAGCTATTGCGTATCTTTTTTTACTAAAATGAAAGGTTTCTTCTGCTTTACTACTTAATATCAATCTATCAGTATTTATAACTATTTGATCTCCGATTAATTTATTTGGAAAAACAAACTTAGTTGAATCTTTAGGAGAAAATGCAGGATTTTCTAATGGACATACGTCGGGTGATTGAAATATTTTTTTATTTATAGTTGATATAAATGGGGATTGAGTTAATCCGGATGTAATATGGATTGACGATCCGTCTTTATTTATGTCTTCGGATATAAATCCGCCAGGATTAGATTCTGTAGAATTATCTTTAATAGGTCTTTGTCTGTTCCGTATTAGAATCATTGGGTTACCACCGCCGGACGGTTTGTTTGTATATGGATTTTTTACTTTATTATAATAATCTCTATATTCCGTTATGCCTGTGTCATTATCTCTATTGGAATCATATGCAGAAAATCTTATGGATTGTCCGAATCGACTTTCAATCACAGTATCCCCTTCGTATTTTTTTATAGATCTAATATTTTTATTAGCCACAAAATATCTTCCCAAAACTCCTTTATCATCTTTTGTAGCGTATTTAGTAGAAACCAAAATAGACTCTGGACCTTGATACGGTCTTGGTATTTCATTTGGATCTATCCTTTTTTCCAAATTTATTTTTGCTGGACCGGATGATCTTTCTTTTGAAAAATCCGCATTATTATTTAAGAATCCATTAGGAACATTTAATTTTCTGAAGTAATATAATTTTTTAAAGTATCTTCCAACAATTACAACTTCGTTTACTAATGGATATTCAATAATGCCTGTATTTTCCATCGGAATCGCCCAATCATTTATATTATCTTTATCTATATTAAAAAATGATACCAAAGGTCTTACTAATATTCTTCCGATCCATGAATAATCAATAGAATTTTCTAAAACCGGTTTTCCGTCAAACCTATCAGGAACGGATGTATTATCCATAATTACAGTTTTAGTCTTAAATATTGGATGATTCTCATCAAGAATTACATCCAATACCACTGCAGGTTCTAATTCATAAAAATTTTTATTTGCGTCTGTATACATATTTATTTTTTAGTAAATTCTAATGGAATATTCAATTCTTTAGTGATTTTCTCTGCTTCTTTCATCAATTCTTTACGTTCGTCATCTGATAACGCAAACCCAGAATCGTTTTCCCCAGATTGTGCATTAGAACTAATTAATCGTTGGACAATAGCTGCTAATTTTACTAATTGTTCATCATTTCTGACCCCCACATCTAAATAATCTTTAATTAAAGGAACAATGACAATCGCATCGTTGGCGGTTTTTATCATACTACGAAGATCAGATATCAATATATCAATCTGATTTCTTTTGTCATCGGAATTAATTACAATATCCTTCAAAACTGAAGAATATTTCTTACCTTTATATAATTCAAAATCTAAATCCATATATCTTATATATATGGTTATGAAGTAATTTTACCTATATAAATCAGCTCGTAATGACCCTTTATCCAAATATGATTTAGTTATAATACTTTGATAATGTTTCATTTTATTTATAACTTTGGTTATTTGTTGAGTCTTACATGAACTTATTTCACGGATATATAAATACAGAGATTTTTTGTTAAAACAATCTATTCTATTTCCATTCCTAAATAATTCAATAACTGCATTTGCAATACCTAAATCTCTCTTTTTTGTAAAAATCTTATTGATATTCTTTTCCCAATAATCAATCATAATTTTCATAAATTCGGACATTTCCACATTTTTATGATGTGCATCTTCCACTTGTAAACATACAGTAGATTCATCTGGAGTATCTGATATATTTACATGTTGATTAAATTTTTTATAATTTCCGTTGTTATGGAAAATCAAATAATTCTTAGCTACTATACTAAAATAACTAAATGCTTTGCCTTTACCTTTTTCAAATTTATGCATATTAGCCACTAAATGAGCTACCGTTTCCTTTTTAATTTCGGATGGGCTGTTGTCAAAATATGTAAATTTAAAAGTATTGAATATATTTTCTACTAATTTATCAAATGCGTTTTTAATATAATTTTCATATATTTCATTACGAACAGCTTGATCTTCTGTTTGATGATATAATATAATATATTTCTCTGTATCTTCTGTGAAATACATTTTTGTCGATGAATTTTTCCTTTTTTTCCTTTTTTTTACGGGTTTGGTTTCATCTAACACTGGTAAAATAGGTGTAATTTCCTTTTTTATACTAATAGAAGGTTTATTCTTTTTTCGTATTTTTTTTATCTTTTTAAATTCAGATAATAATTTTCTTACATTTTTGGTTTTTTTTAATTTTTTAATTTTTTTCATTCAGTTCTTTTGTTGAGCTTTTCTATCAATTTTACAATTTCAGAAAAAACAAAACCTACTTCATCATCTTTTTGAAAAATTTGTCTATCATCAATTTCTTTTAATTTTATAAGAGTATTTTCTGCCTGTTTTTTATACTCCATCATCCAATTTGATAATGTATCTATTTTGTCATATAACCGATCCGCTGACATTCCTAAATATATATTTACGCATATAGATATCGTCAATAAAATACTTAATAATATTATCATATCTTATTCCTCGTCGTAATCATCATATTCGGATTCATCCAAATATTCTTCTAGATAAGAGATTGCTTCTTCTACAATATCCCAATCTTCAGTTTTATGTGATGATTTCAATAAATTCAAAATTTCTTTTATATCGGCTTGGTCCATAATTGTATCGATATCTAAATATAGTATTTAAAATGAAAAAAACAATAAAATATTTAATTTTAATTCAAAAAGAAAAATATCCTTTCAATCCGTCATTGTTATGATGGACTTCTTTGATTACTTCTTTCTCAATAGGAATTTCAACTTTCTTGATAATCTCCTTTTCAACAGGAACTTCTTTGATTACTTCTTTGATTACTTCTTTCTCAACAGGAACTTTCTTTAGAATATAATTTTTTGAATCATCATCATTCATATCGTTCTTTTGTTCTTTTTTAGGAAATAATGTAGTATTATATGCTATTAATAGACATACGGCAAGAGGATCAAATACAGAAATCAATGCGATTATAAACCACTTAACTACTTTATTTAATTGAACTCCGAATTCGTCTGCAATAAATTGAAATGTCTGAATATCTTTTTTTAATCCGTTTTTAATTCTCAAATCTGTAATTTGTTTATCAAAAGACTGTAACTCGTCAATACTTTTTTGAATCTTTTGATTTTCCGATTCTATATCTTTTTGACTTTGTTCAATAAAATCTGCAGTCTGTTGTTGTATTTGACGTAATTGTATAGGATTTCTAGCAATAAGACTATTTGTCATACTCTCATTCAATCTTGATTCCTGACTATTACGTAAACTTATAACATTTTCGATTCTTTTTTTAGAAACATCAATTTTATCTTGAGAATACTTTTTTTGACTTTCAATTACTTCTATTTTTTGATTGGAAATTTTCATTTCTAATGCTGATTGTTGATACGCACCTGTTAAATACCCAAAAATACCAGCACTAGTAATAAACATCAAAACCAAAACCGCGATTATTAGATAACTCTTTAAAAAAAATTGAGATTTTTTCCAAAATCTGTATAAAAATGTTGTGGCAACTAGTTTTCCTATTTCAAGTGAACTTGCCATAATCATGGCCGCAATAGATGATCCACTAAATAACATTCCAATACCAATAATACTGAAAAAAGCAGCACAACTCGCTATAAAAAGAGAAGATAGTCCAACCAGTTTTTCAAAGTTAAATATATTTTTCATATTTGATATATATAGTAAAAAAATAAAACCCTCTCATGTTTATAACACAAGAGGGTTAATATAAATATATAACCGATTACTTAATTGTAACTTTTCTTACCTCAGGAATCACAGGTTTTACTTTGTTAAGGATTATTTGAAGAATTCCATTTTCAAATGTTGCTGAAACGGTATCTTTTTCAATATTCTCACCCAAAGTAAATGATCTGCGAAAATTTGATCGTTTTAATTCTCGTTTAATATATTTACCACCTTCTATATCAGTGACATTTTTACTCTTTCCTCCACTGACAGTTAATACATTTTGTTGAACTTCAACATTTACATCACCTTTTGTTAATCCAGGAACTTCGGCTTCTATTACGACTTTATCATTAAAGTCAATAACATCAACTCTAGGATAAGACCCCTTTTCAAAAAAGTCTATTCCGAATTCTTGAGTAAATGATGGAACGTTTGCTTTAAAAAATTCATCGAATAATTGGTCAAACGGTTGTAAAAACTCGTCACGATGAATTGCATGAGATAACGGATTATTTTGATGTTTTACTACTATCATATATATTTTTCTTTCTTAAATGGTCTATTATAGACCCATTTTCATGTATTCCTTTAGAGACATACAAGGATGCCAACTTTAGTCATCTAACCTATATATATCAAATTATAAGAAAAAATCAATTTTTTTTATTGCCATTCTATTATAATTTGGCCATGACCACCTCTTCCTCCATTGACAGTCGTAGTCGTGGCGAATGAACTCGCACCACCACCACCGCCGCCAGGTGATTCGCCTACATTACCATACCAAGACGAAGATAATACACCTGATGCGGAAATATTAGTATTCATTGACCCACCTGCTCCACCAAAATAACAAACGCCGCCGGCAGACCCAGAAACTGTGGTTGAAGTATATCCATCTTCGCCACTTATAATTACACTTCCAGAACTCATCAATCCTTTTCCACCTGAGCCGCTATTTGGAGTCGTAACTCCACCTTCGGCACCATATCCGCCGTCGGCGAGAACAATCATCGTGCTCGATGTTAAGTATACATAAGAATCACCACCATCAAGACCTCTACTCCCAAATAAAGATGCAACACCCAAGGAACCTGTTCCGCCATTACCTCCCGTTCCAACAACCAGTGTTAGTATATCAGATGACGCAGTTGGTAATGTATAATAAGATTGAACATAAGCCCCCCCGCCGGCACCGGCACCCCCTACTGCACTTCCAATAGAAGTGCCCCCGCCGCCTCCACCACCTGCTCCAATCGCGGTTATTCTTAATAATAATGATGATGTTGTAGGCGAGGCACTATAACTTCCAGTTGAATTATTTTTAAATCTAAAATAATGAGTTCCTGGTGAGGAATAAATTATTTTTTTAGACGGATTAAAATTCAATACACTTGCAGTCAATGAATATGAAGAAGTAGTTGAATAATCAGAATTAGTAGATGTTCCGGCGGCAACAGCATATATAGAATAATCACTGGTAGATGAATTACTTGACGTAATTGAATACGAAGAAGTCGAAGAATAACTTGCACTCACACCATTTAATGAATAACTTGAACTTAATGAATAACTTGAACTAATAGAGTTCGATGCAGATATCGAATAATTAGAAGTATTAGAATATGATGATGTAGTAGAAAAATCCGAATTAGACGAATTCGTTGAATATGAAGAAGTTACCGATACACTTGCTGAAGGTGTGTATGCGGAACTCAAAGCGGCATCAGCAAATAATGCATAAGATGAAGTTGATGACAACAAAGATAAACTACTATAACTACTACTCAATGAATAGGAAGAAGATACCGATAAACTTGAAGTATCACTAAAAATAGAAACTATTGAATATGAGGATGTTGAATTATTTGGATATGATAACGATTGTGCGGTAACTGATACACTGGAAGTATCAGAATTTAATGAATTAATAGAATAAGATGAGGTAGATATATTTGGATATTGTAATTGTTCAGATGTTAAAGACAATGAAGATGTTGTTGATATACCTGTAACATTGCCAAATAATGATCCTGTGATATTTCCATTAAAATTGCCTACGAATGATCCTGTAAAACTACCAGTTGATGTAGCAAAAACCAATTCTGAAATAGATATTCTGAATGTGTCTAATGAACTGCTCTGGACAATAGGGAAAAAATCGCTACCTGTAACTTGTCCTGGATATGGTGATAATTCGCTTATTTTTGGCATATTATATTATATATATCATTAATAGATTAAAATAATTAACATTTGGTTGAGAATGTTGTAGGAGGAGCTTCAACAATAGATCCAGATATTTCTTCGTCACTATAAGATGGAACCGGAAATGCAACAAATGAAAAAATTGTATTTTTTAAATAATTTGATTCATCAATTTCGGCTGTATATAATGTTTGCTCTCTTAATCGACATATACCTAACAACCTTTTTATACAATATGGTTTAGACCATGCAATATTATAACCATATATTGATATTCTTGCTGTTGTAGATGAACATACAGATGCCCAAGAGGACATAAAATAATTTGATGGAAAACTTCTAGAAGAACTTATAACAGATTTTATATCAGCAAAATCGTTTATTGGAGTTGGAGTGAATGGAGAACTTGAAGATTTTACATTTAAACTTATATTTTTTGGTGATTTTAATTCATAATTTATAAAAATCTGAGGTCCTGGAAAATCTTCGGGTTGTAGTATAAGTTTTATGGAACTTATATTATTCCAAGAAAGTGCTTTAACCTTCAAATTTTTATCTATTATAAAAGAACAGTGAGCCCAAGCATCAACTTCTCCACCAATAACACGTTGAGCATTATTAGTTTGATGTGAATATAATGATCTGGGTGAAAAAGAAGCAGTATTAGATATAACAGCTTGTTCTGCCAGAAATGATTTGTCCATTATTGCAAAATTATTATCGCTTAATTTATCAACTTTATAGGCTTTTGCAGATTTATCACTATACATTGAATGATAAACGGTTCCATTATTATCAAAA